TCCAAGCATTTTTATTTTTATTAATTGCTAAATAAGCAAATACTAAATATAAAATACCATGTATAGGTCTTATATCATTCCACCATATTTTTTCACCAAATACTTCTTGACCTGTTTTTCTTAAATTGAAAAAATGAATTATTAAAAATCCAATTGCTGGAATCAAAGCAATATAACCTGCTATTGGTAAATATTTTGATTTTAAATTTTTTACAACAAACGTTAAAACTAATCTTGTTAATATACAACCAAAAATAAATAATAAAAATCTTTTTTGAATTGTATTCATTTTAATTTTTTTATTTTTTATTATTTAAAAATAAAAAAATGATTTTATATTTATTTATTATGACATATTTTTAAATAAAAATGTTTTCAACTAATTGTATTAATTGTAATTTACAATTTCAAACGAGTTATAAAAATGATATTAATTACTGTAAATCTTGTTTAGAAAGTAAATTAATAGATATTAAGTGTAATGGAAATAAAAATAAAAAATGTGAAAATATATTTTGTAAATCCTGCTATTTGACTTCTTTTTTATCATTTTCAAAATCAAATTATTTAAGTGATTTAAATAATATAAATCCTAGATATATACCTCTTAAATCTGGAAAAATATTTCAATTTGTATGTGATATATCTGATTGTGGACATACATTTGAATCTAAATTACTTAATGTAGTAACAGGAGGAACTTGGTGTAGTTATTGTTCTGGTTTAAAAATTTGTGGAAATGAAAATTGCAAAAAATGTTTTGAAAAGAGTTTTGCAAGCACAGAACAATCTAAATACTGGGATTATACTAAAAATATAGATGAAGAAGGTAATCAAATTACACCATTAATGGTTACAAAAAGTTCAAATAAAAATTATTATTTAAAATGTGATAAAGGTTGTGCACATAGTTATAGTGTAAAATTAAATAATGTGACTAATTTAAATAGAAAATGCTCTTATTGTGCAAATAAAATATTATGTGATGATAACAATTGTCAAATTTGTTTTAATAAAAGTTTTGCATCACATAGTATGTCTAAATATTGGGGAGAAAATAAAGATAAAGAAAAGGAAATAATACCAAGACAAGTATTTAAAAATTCAGGAAACAAATATAAGTTTAAATGTTGTAATGAATATTGTGAAAATATAATGGAAATAGTTTTAAATGATATAAAATACGAAGAGAGAAAATGTGATGAATGTAAAAATAAAATTTATGAAAAAAATAAGGAAAGAAAAGGTAAATGTGTTTTTGAAAATAGTTGTGAAAAATGGGCAACGTATAATTATGAAACAGAAACTAAACTAATATATTGTAAAACACATAAAGTTGATAATATGATTAATTTAACTAATATAAATAATTTATGTAAGTACGAAAATTGTAAATATTATGCATTATATAATTTAGAAAATGAAGATAAACCACTTTATTGTAAATTTCACAAAACAGAAAATATGGAATGTAAAATAAAACAAGTTTGCGATTTTGAAGATTGCGATTTAACAGCAAGTTATAATCATCCAGGACAAAAAACTAGATTAAGATGTTCTAAACATAAAGAAGAAGGAATGATAGATATTAGACATTATATATGTATGGAACCAGAATGTAATATACAAGCAAGTTTTAATTATCAAAGTGAAAAAAAATATTTATATTGTGTAAAACATAAAAAAGATGATATGATAAATGTAAAAAGTCCAAGGTGTAAATTTGAGAATTGTATGGTTGACGGTAATAAAAAATATAATGGATATTGTTTATTTTGTTTTATACACTTATTTCCAGATGTTGAAATTACACGTAATTATAAAACCAAAGAAAAACATATAGTGGATAATATAATAAATAAATTTTCTAATTTTACTTGGATAACAGATAAAAAAATTCAAGATGGATGTTCTAACAGAAGACCAGATTTAGTAGTTGATTTTGGTTTTAATATATTAATAATAGAAATAGATGAAAACCAACATAGAAATTATAATTGTGAAAATAAGAGAACTATGCAAATCTCACAAGATTTTAATCATAGACCAATAATATTAATAAGATTTAACCCAGATAATTATACTAATAATAAAAATGAAAACGTATTAGGATGTTTTAAATGTGATAATAAAGGATTATTAATAGTGAGAAATAAAAAGGATTTTGAAAAGAGATTAAAAGTATTATATAAACAAATAGAATATTGGTCAAATGAAAAAAATATTAATGAAAAAACATTACATATTATAAATTTATTTTATGATAATTATGATTAAATTATAAAAAATATTTATAAATGATTTAGAAAATATATATAAAAATTAGATAACATATGAAAATAAAATTATTTTGATTTTTTTAAAAAAATCAAAATACAATATTAAAAATATAATTTTATAATATAAAACATCAAATTTAATTTTTTTTTCTTGTCATATATATAAAATGTCAGCTACAACTAGTTCTTCTAACCTCACTTCTGGATTCATAGATCTTGCAACTTACGATGAATTGGAAAAGTATATGTATGGTGGTGAACAAGCCGTTTCATACTTTGTTCGTAAAGTTCGTAAGGCTACCTGGTTCACTGTTGTTCCAGTTGTCTTGAGTAAGAGTTCAGGTGTTCCTAACTTCAATCAACAATGGTCTGCTAATATTTCACGTGCTGGTGATTATTTGTTGAGATCTTTCTTACGTATTACTTTCCCTCAAGTCACTTTATCAGCTTCTAACAGATTCGGTCAAAACGGTGCTATTCGTTATACTCGTAACTTGATGCACGCTTTGATTCGTGAAGCTTCCATTTCTTTTAACGATTTGACTGAAATGCGTTTTGATAACTACTATTTAGATTTCTGGTCACAATTCGCTATCCCTGCTGGTAAGCGTAACGGTTACAATAACATGATTGGTAACATTGCTGAATTGACTGATACTGTTGCTGTTAAGAATCCTACTGTTCTTCCTCAAGTTACTTTGAACTTGCCTTTACCTTTGTGTCACTCACGTGATTCTGGTGTTGCTCTTCCTACTGCTGCTTTACCTTATAACGAAATGCGTTTGAACTTCAACTTCCGTGATTACACTGATTTGATTATTTTGGATAACACTTTAACTCAAGTTTCTGTTCCTATTTCTGCTGGTGATTTGGTTTCTGTCCCTCAATTATCTCAAGTTGATGTCTGGGCTGAATATGCTATTGTTTCTAACAACGAACGTAAGCAAATGGGTCAAGCTCCTCGTGATATTCTTATTGAACAAGTTCAAACTGTTCCTACCACTTCTTTCAATCCTAGCACTAACGCTTTATTGTCAACTGATATTCGTTTGTCTCATGCTGTTAAGTGTTTGTTCTTCGCTGTTCGTAACACTACCAACTCTGCTGAATGGTCCAACTATACTACTGCTTCACCTGTTCCTAGTCAAAACGGTTTGAACACTTCTCCTAACTTTGCTGTTGATCCTATTAACACTGCTTCATTATTGTATGAAAACACTCAACGTTTGAGTAATATGGGTGCTGACTATTTCTCTTTGGTCAATCCTTTCTACAACGCTGTTGCTATTCCTAATGAAACTGGTTACCACATGTACTCTTACAGTTTAGATATCATGAGTGTTAATCCTATGGGTTCAACTAACTTTGGTAAGTTGACCAACGTTTCTCTTCAAATCACTCCTTCTAGTGCTGCTACTGCTTGTGCTACTGCTACTGGTTCTGTTCCTAATGCTCCTGGTCCTGCTGCTCAAGATGGTTGTGCTTCTGCTCAACAATACGCTCTTATATTAGTTGCTGTCAATCATAATATTGTTCGTGTTGCAGGTGGTGCATTAGGCTTCCCTGTATTGTAAACTGTTTTTTACCTTGTTTGTTTTATGTTTTTTTACAAAAAATAAAAATTCAACCTGTAAATTTTTATATAAAAATTTATATAAAAATTTAATTAATATAAATTAAATAAAAGATATAAATAAAAATGAATACAAAAACAATTATACATGTATGGACCCAAGAATTTTTGGAATTAGATGGAAGTCAAAGTAAAGAGTTTTTTGGATTTGGTGATTTGATAAGATGTTCAATAGAATTATATAAATTATGTAAATGTATGAATTATAATTTTATAGTTGATATATCATTACATCCAATATCTCAATTTTATAATGAATATAAACATGAATATTCAGAATTAATATTAAAAAATAAAGATGAAATTTATCATATATCACCTAATATCATGTTAAGATTTATTAGTAAAGAAATAAAAAAAAAAGATGTTATTTATTTTATATCAAATTTTTGTTCATCGTTATCTAATCCTAAATTTGGTGAAACAGAGATAGAAACAAAGGAACGAACTGATTATTTTAAAAAAATATTCACACCAAATGAAGAATTTATGAATTATATAAATGAAAATTATAAAGATATATTAAATAAAAATTATAAAATATTACATTATAGATTAGAAGAAAATTATTTATTAAATAAATGTCAAGATGATTTTGATAAATTTTA